GAAAGCACCTTTAAGTGTCCATTCTTCAACTTTATCACCAACAGGACCGAGAACATGAAGTGTTATGTCTTTCTTATAGAAGTCAGAATAACCATCACGACCTGTTACAGATTCGTGTGAAAGACGTACCCATTCCATTGTTGCCTGAGCAGCGGATGGTACGATTGGATCATACAATTTGATTGTAATATCTTGCCACTCACCCTTTCCCTTTACTTTACGTTTGACGTTGATATGGTCAAGTGTGATTGGATTAAAACTGATGTTTGGTCTACCAGCACCTTTTACCAAATATGCAGGAACCCCTTCAATATACATAATAAATCGGTTCTGTAATTTTGGCTCAAACGGGGTAAAAAAGATTTCCGTAGGATCGAGTAATTCAGCCATTTATATCTCCAAATTAAAAATTATCATTTCAAATAAATATACATATTTCAAAAAATATGGGGAGAGTATTCCATCTCCCCAATTATATCAATTAAGCACCAGGAAACGCAGCACCAGTAGACTGAATGTTAAAATCAAGAATAATAAATTCTGCAGTCTTGGCAGGTTGTAAGAACAACTGTCCATAAAGAATGTTGCGGTCAATGATGTCAGGTGTATTATTACTTTCATCCATGATAACACGGAAAGCATACAAACCTTGACGTTGTTGTATTGATTCAAGATATGGATTCACAATGTTCAAGAATCGAGTTCTTGTTTGTGATGTGTTTTGTTCAAACACGAGGTATCTTGTAGAAGAAGCAATAAACTTCTTAGCAGCAATCAACAAACGGCGAACATTTATACGGTCAAGAGCAGATGGACGACCTTGCAATGTTTTTTGACCCCAAACACATACGCCTGTTGATGGGAAAACTGCAATAGGATTAATTCTTGCCTCATATAATGTATCTCTTTCGGCTTGTGTTAATCGTGTTTTTACTTCAACTACTTCGGTTAATCCACCACGATTCAAACCGGCAGGAGCAAACCATTCGGCTGCAACACGGTCATTAAATGCCATCACACCTGGAAGAACAACAGATGGTGGAACCCAAACTGGTTTATTTCTATCTGTATCAATTATTTTAACCCAAGGATAATAAGTAGCAGAATAGTTACTATCGAATCCTTCAACCGTAGATACTGCAGTAGCAATATTATCATTAATACCAATAGAATCCATAATTAAAAACGCATCACCTCTTTCTTCACAAATATCATTTGCGTATGATGTTATAGGTGAATGCAATGCGTGTAACACACCTGGAATAGCAACGAGGTTAATATCAAATTCATCTGAATTAGATACTGTATCAAGTGCCTTCTTATAGGATGTATAACCATCTGCACCAGTTGATGATATATTAAATCCTTGTGTATTTGCATTTGTTATATGAATACCGGTTTTCTTTTGAAGATTAGGTTTGTGACCATCAAATCCACCTTGGAATGGCAACATAAACTTACGAGTATCGAGTGAAGTATTACTTGTCAAATTAATAGATCCGGTGTATGGACTTGTTGCTGTTGGGAAATTTGCACCAACACTTTGTGAATAATCTCCTAAATAGAAATCGGTATTAGATCCAGTTGTTTGTTTTGTTGAAACAGGAAGTGGTCTCAAATATGAGAAGTTATCTGTTTCACCAAAATCATAATCAAATCCAAAATATACTCGTTTGTTATATGAAGATGCTATAGTTTGACTTGTTACATAACTAACGGCAGTCGGTTGTGTGAATCCAGTTGGTATAGGTGAACTCAAAGCACGGAATCCAAAAGGAACGAGATTGGGAGAAGCAGCTGCATTTGCAACGGAATCTGTTGTTTCTACACGAATGTAATTTGATTTGTTTGAATAATCACCATTAATAACAACCTTTCCTTCATCTGTAATTGTTATGTATCTGTCACCTATAACTCTACCAATATATCTTGGTGAATTAGGATCAAGGTTACATCTGAATTGTTCTACAACATTTGGTCTAATATCTTCATCTTGTGTTGTAAAAGGTGTCTGTGGTAATTTAGATTGATCAACAAATCTAATAACTACGTCAAATTCACCATATTCAGAACCAGCAATTGTTCCAGCAGGTTTTATGTTTGCAATACCAACCTTTACTTCATAATTGGAATGAATACCATGAGAAAGTGTATGGAAACGGAAAAGATCCTGTGTAGTTGCACCAACTTTTTGAGATGTTACCCAAGGTGTAGATGCCTCTAAATAATCATTCGTGAAATCCCAATCGGAAGGATTGGCAGAACCGGTTTCAATTATTATTCTAGTTGCAGGATCAGCAGCCAAAGATGCAGATGCCTTGTTTCCAAAAATTACATAGTTGTAAACAGCATTAGTTCCGTATGGATTGTAACCGTATAAATCACCAATATATGATGTGCTATTCGGATCAATAGATGTACTAAATGGTGTTCCGTTTTGATTTATTGCATTAGTAAATGATGTATCATCTGTTAGAAATCCACCAGATACGGTCAATACAAAACTACCACTTGCATTTGCAGAAATAGTTGATTTTGCAAATAATGAATCAGCGTCATCAGTATTAGAAACTACAAATGTTGGATGCAAAAATGTAATTAAAGACTTACCCCATGATCCCGTTGCAACTATTGCAAGTGGATGTTCTAGTGAATACCCTCCTGATCCCAATACACGAACTATGGTTGCACTTGGCGCATTATTTAGGTAATTTTTTACTGTGTAGGGTAAATATGATTGTTCATATGTACCACCAAATTTTGTTGTAAAGTCACCAAATCCGTTTACAACGGTAGGGACAAACGCAGGTCCTTTTAATGTTGGTCCTATAAGAGCTGCACCAATTGCACCTATACCTTGTGGTAAAAAGGATAAGTCTTTCTCAATCGTAAACACTCCAGGACTTACAATTCTTTCAGTAGCCACTATTATCTCCGAAAAATTAAAGAATTAAATTCAAATATAAATATAATCAAAAAACATCAAACTATGAATTTGATGGAATAAATTTACCAGAATCTAAATCCAAAACACCATCGCCATATTTTTCATTCAAACTCTCCACAAGTTCTTTTTCTTCCACCTGTAACTTATTGTAATCTTCAAAAAGCTTTGTTCTGTATTCCTTCATACTTTCCAATCTTTTCGTTAAAAGGTGTAATTCTATTTCAACCTGTCCAATTTGTGCAGTTGTTCTTGCATAACCGTTTTGTAATTTTTTTACAAGTTGAATGTCTTCTTGTAAAAAATCTTTTTCTGTGTTTTGATTTGATGTCTGATTATCTGTAACTTCTGACATATAAAACCTCTTAAATTAATTTGATTAAATAACTAATATAAATATGAAAAATAATATCTAAAATGTGTTAAATATTATTATTGTTTGTCTATTTCATTCGTGTATACACCGGCAGATTTTTTAACTACGGCATCTATTCTATCTTTTGTCAATGATTCATAATATTCTAAAACATCTTTTCCATCGTTATTTATCGGAGTATAATTATCTTCATCTTTACCAACTGGCAATTTGTCTGGTTTTGTTGGATCAACTTTATCATATTCATTTTTATTCGTTTCTTTTGGATTATGGTATGAATTTATTTTATCGGCTTCTGTTTGTATATCATTTATACTTCTAAATGCCTCCGATGTGAATACTATTTTATTTTCAGTAACAATTCGTTTAGTTGTAACTTCCCTAGCAACATCTTTTGGAATCAAATAACCATGAACAAGTAATTGAAAAGATGTTCTAACTAACCTATCCTGCCCGGTTGTGTTACTATCTTCAATAGTTGCACCATCTATGTTAGTTGAAAACTTAAATGAATTTCTATCACCAAAAGATTTTCCACCAAAATATATGAACTGCTCTATTATGTAATTTAATTGGTTTTGATACTCACACCAACCTATAAAATCATAAGTAATATCAACATAATCAGGAATTGGAGTTAAAAAATATTCATTGGATTTTCTTTTATCATTCAACAAACTAAATTTATCATACGGATTTGTTGTATTATATTTCTGTTTCATTATGTATGCAATTTGATTTGTTGTTGCAACTTTATTTCTACGCATTTCAGATTTAATTGCAACATTAGATCTACGAAAAGATAAAAGTGGAACCATTGTTTTTCCTTTTTTATCTTTTAAGAATCCATCTTTTTGTATAGATGCCCATTTTTCAGAATTTGCATAAATTGTTGGTACTTGTATTAAATCATTCGAGTCTTCAACTTTTAACTGAATAGTATTATCAATAAAAGATTTTATTGCAAAATCTATATCATACAATGTTATACCAAGTGTTCTCGTTCTATCATTATCTCGTCTAATTTGTGTATGTCTAGAATCACCCAAATCTATTCTGGGGTTTTGTACAGAATTTCTATCATCAATAAAACTATCACGAGTTCTACGAAGTGGTGGTTTTCTATATTTGCTAGAGTTATTCATTATATGTTACTCGGTATATCATTTACATTTAATTCTATATTAGACCTAAATTCTTCGATGTTAATTCTTGAACGTCTTGTCAGGTGTGTATTTGCAACAATAGAAACATTGTGTCCCCATCTTTCTGTTGCAAATGAATAATCAGGATTTTTACCACCAAAAAATTGATTTTCTTGAATAGAATCTATTTCCCAATAATCTCCATTGTATTCTATCACATCACCAACCTCAACAAAAACATCAACATCTTTTAAGTATTCTCTAATAAATGCAAAGTTAGCAGTTTGTTGATAATCTTGTCCAAATTCCGTTCCTTCATATGTTTGTGGTTGGTAGTCTATCAATGCAGGTATTTTTATAGGACTATGATATACTTTTTTATCAGATTCATTGTATATGTTTGTTTTAGTGTTTTCAATAGACAGTTTATAGACAGCGACTTCGGTATCTATTATATCGTTAATCAATTCCATATTGAATCTATGAACAAGTCCGGCATCCCTTTGTCCGTGAAATAATGGCATGATATTATCCTATGTAAATTGCTAAAGGTGTTCCATTAAGACTAGCAGCCAAAGATTCTATTTCACTTCTTTTTGCTTCTAATAATTTACTTCGTGTCATATTATCAAGTGTTGTTCGTAATTGATCAATTAACATTTGTTTTTCTGCAGATGCTGCCGATAATAAATCAGCGGCATTCAGAGATGTTTCACCATTCGGTATAGGTATACTTCCATATTTCCCACGAATATAACCGAGCATTTCTTTTGCAAGTGCAAGTCCAAATGAATATATCCATGTTTTTCCTGGAGAATTTATTTGAGAATAAACCATATAATCATAAGGTGCGTTTGATATGTCAGAAACTTGTCCATCTGGATATTTTAATGGATTGCTTCTTTCTTCTTTTACAATATATTCTATCCATAATTTAAAATCGCGCGTTGGGACAGGAAATATACGAAGTTCATTATTTATCAATTCAAATGTAAATGCAGATTTTCGCATCATATCATTAAATTCAATTGCCTGAACCCTTAGTAAATCCGCATACATAGGCATCAACATAAAAGATACGCCGGTTGAATATGCACCAAAACCAAATGTATCTAACATTGCCTGATTACCTAAATAAGGATCATAGAATCTCATGGATGCAGGTGGTGAATAGTGATGAACTCTTTTTATCTCTATTGAACCTGTTGGTGCCTTCACATCTCGAATCAATACATTTAAATCATATTTTTGTCTACCTGTTTGTATATCAATAGATGCAGAATGAAACTTAATATTACCGTTTGTAAAAGTTTCGCTGCCGTATTCGGTTGCAAGTTGTATCAAAGGTCCCAATCCAGTTGAAATATTTTTTTGTGTTAAATTTGAATCAGTTGGTGAACCAATTATATTTAGCATATTTTGTTGTATATTAAATTGATTTACATTATACGAATATTCATATACTGCCTCTTCGATGCAAGTATAAAAATTAACTGACTGTAATTCTACATCAACGATGGGATAACCTAACCGTTTTGCACACCAATCTGCAAATGAATCGGCATCTCTTTGAAAATCAGCATCATTATCGAATGTTCCAAACGGTGTGCTTCCTGTTGTAAAGCTACTTGAACCCGGCCAAATTGGAATTTCTACCATTTATTTCTCGTTTTTAGTTTCTTCAAAATACTTTAATATATCATCAACGATAGGATGGCGGTGATTTGTTTTTAATTCATAAACCCCCAATCCTTGTATTTTATCTTTCATATTAAATAAATATGGAAGACCAGAATCTTTTTTCTGTTTTAAGTCTATTTGTGATATATCACCTGTAAGCATCATCTTTGAATTGATACCGAGACGGGATAATATCATTTCCATCTGTGCCTTTGTTACATTCTGTGCTTCATCAACAATAACACAAGCATTTACAAATGTTCTACCACGAAGAAATGAAATAGGAGCAATTTCTATTTTATCTTCCACCATTAACTTTTCAATTTTTTCTTTATGATACAGTTGAAACATATTCGCCTGTATAGGAGACAACCAAGGATCCATTTTCTCTTTTATATTACCCGGAAGAAATCCCAAATCTTCGTTAGACACAGTTGGTCTCGTAATTATTATTTTTTCAACTTCACGATAGAAAAAACATTCCAAAGCAATTTGTGTTGCCAATAGAGTTTTTCCAGAACCAGCTTTACCAACAAAAACCGAAATGTCATCACGAAGAGCATCTGCCTTTATTCTTTTTTGTTCTTCGTTCAATGTTAATTGAAACTGTATTTTATTTTTTATGGTTTTTCTTCCTTTTTTTATTCCTGATGTATTTAGACTTGAACTTTCTTCTTCACTCAACAAATGTTCTCTATTATCTGTTTCCTCGTTATGTTCAGAACTCATAATGGCTCCTATAATAATTTAGAAAGGGTGTCTCCCATAGATTTTACGTCTGCCTCAATCTTAGAAAATATATTATCTAATTTCTCTGGCTTATGGGTCCATTCAAAACCTACAATGGCAATAAATTCCGAACCTTTTTTTATCGGATATACTACCGCTGATTTAGACCCTCTCTGTGAAAAAAATGCTTTAGTTATTAAGTCCTCTATATTATCTACAACAGGATATACCGCCTTATGATTTATTACATCTTCTACAAAGTTGGAATAAAGTGACATCGGTAAGTTTTGATATTGTTTAAACTCCGTGCTAACACCTTCTTCGAGAGACTCGAATGATGTTGAGAGTTTGGTCATAGATTTGCCTGTTTTGTATTTACCACCGTTGTGTCTTTGAAGAATAAATGCACGCTGGCATTTATATTCTTCTAACAGTTGGTCTAATATGGTTTGGATTAGTTTAGAATGAGAAATCTCTCGGTCAATTCTTCTTTGTTTATATTCACCGTATTTATACTTTAGAAACCAGGATAAGAAAACACCAAGTAGTGTTGCCATACTGGATACAACAAGTGATATGATGTCAATATATTGAATTTGATTTTCCATTTGTAATAAATAGCAAGTATAAAATAAAAAAGGGTAACGTTTGTCACCCTTTATTAAAAATTATTTTTGGTATCTTTACTTCAAATATAGAAGATTACCGTCTTGTATTTTGAATTTACCAGATGATTTGTATGACTCTTGTGTTGAACCACCTTCTTTCTCTGCACTATCTACTAAATTTATGAGTATATTTGCAATAGTCCAAAGTAAAAGGGCATTGTGTATCGCATCAACTACATTCTCTGAAAGTCCAAATCCTGGAAACATTATGTCTTTTATCATTCCTGTTGCATACTTTGTAGCCATCTTTTTTACTACTATCTCTAAAAGTTCCCCAAATATAGTCCCAAGTAATTCAAATGTATAAATTCCAGGACCTCCAAATATTTTTGTTGTGTTTGAAAATGAAGATAATAATTTTGGTCCTACCCATTTTCCTATAATCTGACCAAGTTTTGCGAATGGTATGAATGCCCATTGTATGAGTTCTACTGCATAATGAACTACTTTTCTTAATGCTGGATTTTTTATTGCATCATCCAAATGTTCAACTGCATGAGCTTCTTTCAATGAATTTCTCTTTCTATTTCTTTTCAATAATTCACTAACAATATTGTAATTAGACAATAGTGAATTTTTCTTTTTTATTAAACCCTCCAATGCCGGTATTGTTTCTAAACCTTTTTCTGCTTCTTTTGAATCAATCTTTGGTTCTTCATCCACATTACCTTTACCACTTAAAACATCTTTTTCCCAAAATGGTTTTACTATCCATTTTTGATACCATTCGGTTGTCCACCATATTGAAGATTCTTTTAATTGTAACAATTCTTTTTTGAAATCATCATCAATTTTCAATTTTCCTTTTGAAGACAAATCTTTTACCATATTCTGTGCATCAGCAATTGAAGCAGTTTTTGTCATATTACATAGTTTCAATAATCCATTTTTTGCAGAGTTTATTACTTCTTGTACCAATTCTTTGAACTCTACCCAAATTGCTTTTAATTTACTCCAACCGCCTGTTATTGCATCTTTTGCCTTTTCACCTAATCCTTTCAATCCATCCCAAATATCACCAAAGAATCCTTCTTTTAGTCTAATTTCCATTTCACTTGCCTTTGTAATGAATCTGATATTATTATCCAATTCATTTATCACATTTTCATTTAATGATTTTGTTTTTGTTTTAGTGAACAAAATTTTCATTGCTCTTTGTTCATTCAATGTAAAAACTCTTGAATGGATTAATGAATCGATAGTAGTTTCATCTATGGATAATACATTATCAGTAACAGAATCTAGTCTATTCAGAATATTTTTTTCTGACATTACTTCGTTTATTATTGTTTTTAATGAATTTGTGTTTTTGTATTTCATAGTTAATTTCCGACTGTTTGATATAAAGTCAATTTACAATAAATATCAAGTAAAAATAAAAACCCCATGTAAAATACATGAGGTTTAATTTCTTAACATTGAGATAAATTTACTTCAATTTATTTTTTATTATTCTTTTCAAACTTTCTTCTACAAGTGGTCTCAATAAATTTGAAAGTTTTTCTTGTAGTCTTTGTTTTTTAACTTTCTTACCATAAGATTCTTGCAATCTTTTTTGATTCAATTTGTTGTACTCTTTAAGTTTCTTAACAACAGATTCTCTTAATGGTTTTTGACCACGACGCATACGATAGTATGATTCCATTTTGTCTTTAACATCAGGACTATATGGTGCTTTCAAATCAATTTCACCGGCAGCTATTGCCTTAGCAACATCATCTACTTCTTTGCCATTTATTACAGGCATTTCAATACGAGCAGGAGCACCAGGCATTATTTCTTTTGGTAGTTTATCCGCATTGGCCATAACTGATTGCTTACCCTTTTCAAAATCACCACCACCTAATGTTTCCATTGCCTTTGTTACATCTTCTGGCGCGGTTTTGTTTCCTTTATCATCTGTATATCCTTTTTCTTTCCACTCATCAATCAATTTTTCAAAAACACCGCCTTTGAAATCTGCAATATTTCCCTTACCAGGATTTCCACCACGACCAAATTTACCAACGGTTACAACATTCAATGCACTTACAAGTGCCTTTCCAGGAAGTTCTATCTGTGTTGCAGTAATACTTGCACCTGGATCACATAAATATGTTGCAGCCCATCTATGATGGCCGTCCATAATATAGTTATCAGCAGAAATTATAGATTCCAAATCTCCACCAGGACCACCACTAAATGGACCAACTTTGTTAATCATACCGATTGCCATTCCTAATGCCTTTTCAGGTATAATTTCTGTTTGTGCAGCTTTCAAAGCACTTGCAGGAACAGATACTTTTTTTCCAGCAGCAACATCATCTTTCGTATCACCATCTTTTGTTCCACCTCCAATTGCTGCTTTTGCCGCATCTTTTGGAACTTTACTCAATCCTAAAACATCAGTTGTCCCAAGAATTTCATCGTCTTCAAACAGTCTTCTTTTTTTGTTAGTCTGTTTCATAAATTTTCCTAATAATCTTAAAAATACAAATTTGTAAAAAAGAGTGATATGTTTGAACACTCACAAATAAATATATGTCAATATAAAAAAACAAAAAAGGAGTGAGAAAATCTCACTCCTTTATTTCTACTAACCCAAAATGGTTTAGATGTCACCGAGAGAATCAATTTGGATAAGACCATAGAACTCTGGACGAACAATCTTCTTCGCATAGCGAGTCATCACGCCTTTTCTTGGTGTGAAGTTCGTTGGGTCATATACCAATGGTGTCATTACGAGTGGAATGTATGGAGCATACACAGCACCAGTTTCGAGGAATTGTGTTCCACGGAAACCAACTAATACTTGGTTTTCAAGCATATATGGATTCTTATAGACTGTGATACGGCCATTCAACTGACCAACTTTTTGAACACCCATTGCGAATTTCATACCTTCACCATCAACTGCATAGCCAGGCATTGATTCGAGTATTGTAGCAACTTGTGGAGAACATACGAGGAAGTTTGCACCACCACGAAGTGTTTTCTGATGAATTGCGTTTGATACTTTTTGAATCTTTGTACCGAGTGTTTGGAACCATGTTTGTTGGTTAAACGCAGAAGCAGCAGCTTGATTGTTTGAATAATCATCGAACTTGCCAGTAGCACCATCGTATGTGCGACCGATACGAGCAGACCATCTTTCTGTTGTTTGTGCATTCTTAATCAACATATCAAGAATTTCCAAATCAATTTCTTGTGAAATATATTCAGACAACATTGATGTCAATTCAGCTTCTGCATCGATTGAGTGGTATGCATTCAAATCTTGTGCAAATTCAGGTGTCCATACTGCCTTCAACTTACGAGTTTTAGCAACGATGGATTCTGAACGCAATTCAAGATTGATTTCTGGAATTTCAAGTGATGCACCACCTAATTGATCCTCAAAGTCACCACGTTTTGTAGCAATAGGTTGCTTCTCGTAAGAGATAACTGCGTTACCAGGAACTGCAGAAGCGGAAACAACAAAAGTAACCTGTGTATTTGTTGTATTGGTTGTTGTATATTGTGGGAAATAACCCTTAATATTTGAACCAGAAATTTGGAAAGCACGAACTGCTTCAAAATCTGCCTCAGTTGTTCCAGCTGTTGAACCAAGAGAACCGGATGAAACTGTAACTGTAAAAATTTGTCCAGCAGCAAGTGATGCAGAGTAAGCATTTTGGAACTCTGTGTCAAACTGATAAGCAGATGGAGTGTTGTGGTTTACTGAACCAGTTGCACAAGTTGAATCATTAACAGTTGATGCATGAACATTCAATGATAAAGATGTAGCTTCGTTAATAGAATAACCAAAACGACCTGCACCATAAAGACCACCTGAAGGATCCGCATTTCTTGCATCTTTACCAGTTACACCAAATACTGAATCAGCTTGTGAATCTTTACCTTTATTTGCATCAAAACCAGGTTGTGCTGTACCATATTTGAAATCCAAATAGAATACAAGACCAGAAGGCAAGTTCATTGGTTGAACAGAAACGAAATCTTTCGCAGCAATTTCGGAGAAAATACGGCGAACCAATGGAAGTGCAACACCGGCCCATTCTTCTGAACCAGCTGCTGTACCTGTTCTATTTGATTCTTCAATAAGTTGTTTTGCTTGATTTTCGAGAAGTATTGCTATCGAGTTCTTCTCATACTCGTTTTTCAAATTATCAAGAAGACCAGTCTTTGCCCATTTATTGACAACTTGCTTGTTTTCTTTGATAAGTGCCTTATGGGGATTTCCAGAGGCATTCAATAAAGATTGTATACTCATTTTGTTTTCCTTAAAAAAATTATTTCAAACCTGCTAATTTACGTAAACGATTTGCCATATCATCACCTTCATTCAAAATTGGTTTTGATGGGCGTGTGCTTGCTGTTGGTTTAGATGCAAAAGATTCCTTAATGGGTTTAACCTTTGTTGTTCTAAACGATTCGCTAAGTGTTGCAAAAATCAATTTGACTTCACGAAGACTTGATGCACGATCAAAGTTTTCGATAACAGTCATTTTTTGTTTTTCGCTAAGTGAATGTTTGCGGAAAAGTTTGTTAGAGAAGAGCAACTTTGAATTTAAAAGATTGACTTCATTGATTTTTGAACGCAAGAAAGAAATAACAGCATATGCTTCACGTAGTTTTGATTCTGCCATTTCCTTTTCTTTTGATTCTTCTTCAGCTTCTTCAACTTTTTCTTCATCTTCTTCTTCACGTAGAGCACGAAGAACTTCTTTGATGTCTACTTCTTCTTCTTCTTCACCTTCTTCGACTGGAGCAGCTTCTTCTTCACCTTCTTCCTCACGGAGAGCACGAAGAATTTCTTTGATTTCAGCAACTTCTTCTGAATCTTCATCTTCTTCTTCAACTAATTGAACAAGTTTTTCAGATTTGTCTTCAGTGCTGTCATCTGAAGCAACTTTTGATGGTTTTGCGTTATCACTTTTTCCGATGTCAGATGAATCAATGTCTTCTTCTAATTGACGAATAATTTCCATCAATTCTTCATCCATCATTTCTTCGTCTTCGGCTTCTTCCATTGTTTCTTCTTCGCCTTCGGCTTCTTCCATTGTTTCTTCTTCGCCTTCGGCTTCTTCCATTGTTTCTTCTTCGCCTTCACCTTCTTCCATAGCAGGTTCTTCATCTTCACCTTCGCTATAGAATCCGTATTCTTCTACAGGTGCTTCTTCTTCACCCTCACCTTCTTCCATTGGCTCTTCGGCTTCTGCCTCCTCTGCCAACTTTTGGGAAAGCATAGACTGCAAACGCGGAGTGAATGCTTCTTCCAATGCAAGTTTAGCATTTGCTAATGCTACTTCCTTGACGGCTTTTGCATCTGCAATAGCTTCTTTCAATAAATCATTCATAAAAATCTCCAACTATTTTTAGTGTTATTTGAAACACCAATTGCAATAAAAATATTATCGGACTCTATAACGAATAGAGTATTTCGTAAGTATAAGTATGTGGTAAGTTATTTTTTTTCTGTTTTTTCAGTTGATTTTTTAACAGGACCGTATTGAAACAGTGATTTAATATCATTTTCAGTATACATATAACGTTTATCACGGTCTTTTGTATCTATTTTCTTCTCATCTGCCATAATTTTCCTCAACTAATATCTTATAGATGTTTCGTGTTTCATTAAAACCTTGAATAGTATATCTACAATTTCTTGGCAATGTAACTTCTGTTTCGTGACAATAATCATTTGAATGACACGGAAGTGTTAGTATAGATGTTCCCGCTGGAATTAAAAATTCAAATAATGGCATTCTTTTTTTACCAGCACCTTCACATATCAATGGATTCAATGATGTAGTTACAAAAGTTTTATCAATCCATTGACCTGCATCTATAAACATTTGCAATACATTTTCATTTTGAACTGATTTGTATGAAACTATATTATACTTTAACATCTGTGGTTGATCTAAAAAAGAATAATCCAATTCATTTATCGTAAATGCATTCATTGCACTATTGTATATCTTTTCCCTTTCATCGCCTTCTTTTGGTTTTCCCAACTTTATTTGTGTTTCAATTTCTTTTTTTGCTAAAGACGGTTTTGAAAAACGTATTATATTGTTTATTTTTTCAGAATTTGTATAATAATGATTTAAAGCAAGTATGGTTTGTTTGTCTAATTTACCTTTACTTATCAAACTATGTTTAGAAACTGCAATCATTTCTATTTTTTTATACAATTTTGAAAACTTTATCTTATCATCACCAATGCTTAAATCATACATATCAATTATGTCTTCATAGTCATATTGTAAAAGTTGATCACGAGTCTCCGGATATAAACTATCTGTTTTTATATCCAACTGTTGAGTATCTGATTTATTTAAAAACCCTACTGTTTTTAATCCAGTTTTTTCTTCATTCGGTTCCTTTTTAGGTTCTTCTTTTTTTTCTTCACCCGTTTTATCATCTTTTGGTTTTTCTTCATCGGATGATTTTTCTGTTTCAGATGAAGTTTCCTCTGCGGGTTTTTCTTCTGTTGGTGATTCTTTTTCTGCGGGTTTTTCTTCTTCTGGCTTATCGGTAGTAGAAGTATCGGTTGTTTTTGGTTCTTCCGCAGGAGTTTCTGCCGGAGCCGTATCTGCTGCAGGTTCTTCTTCTTCTTTTTTGGGAGACTTTGATGCAGATTTTTGATGTTTTGCTGGATCAAAATTCTTTTTACTTATGTAATAAGATTTTCCACTTTCTTTGTTTACCACTAACATTTTATCTGGATTTTCACTTGCAGGTTTATCATCTTCTTCATATAAAGAAAAAGACCTTTCCAGGTTTTCAATAACTCTCCGTGTTTCTTCACGGATTAGTTTTTCAAGACTAGCAAAGGTCATTTTATCTCCATTAAATGTTTTCAGAATCCAATTTTCTTTGTCTTCTGATAGCAGCGTTTCTTTTTTCTGATTTCTTTTTTGATGGTTTAATATATTCCATACGACTTTTATATTCTTCAAGAATACCGGCTTCTTTTACTTTACGTTTAAAAACCTTAATCATCGTATCTATATTCATTCCACCTGCTTTAACTTTTACATGAGCAGGATTTGATGTGGTATAAACTCTGTCTGACATAACATTTCCTTTATTTATTTTTTATTTCATAAAACGTTCCGAGTTGTTTACCTATATTCTCGTAGATAGACTCCAAGGTTCTTTGTAACTTAACTATCTTTTCTGATATTTTTTGAAATTCATTTACAGATTCTTTTAATCTTTTTGAATTTCTTCTGTGTGAAACGCCCTCAAACCAATCACCAGATTCTTCTACCATATTTTTACTAGCAAATTCAACCATTCTTTTTATTTCAGATACAACTTCTGGAAGTTGTTTTGAACGATGTACAACTTCTCTGTATTCATTATATCTTGAAATTGCTTCTATGTATTGTTGTTTTTGTTCTGATGTCAGAACCTTCATATTCATTTTCTCTTTCATCACTTCCTGAACAGCATCTGAAACCAATTGATTTATTTCTTCTCTCGTCATTGATTTTTTTGTTTCACCTACTTTTTTTGGAAGACCTTTATGAGATGTTGATGCATATTTTTCTAGTTCTTTTTCAGACATTGAATTTGCCAATTGCTTTACAGTTTTACTAACATCAGATGATGAAACTTTACCTCGTTTGTAAGCAAGTGCAAGTCCCATGAGTTTTTGTTGTTGAACACTCAATGCAGGCATGATTATCTCCCCTCAAATATACATTCACAAACATTTCCAATTTCACAAATAATATTTGTTATATTGTTGTGAATACGTTGTATTTTAGGATCAATTTTGGAAATTGTTGATGTAGAAATACCCTCTGTTATCAATCCTTCATTTATACCTTCACTCATACCTTCTGGATACATAAATGCACCATGAGTTGATGGGTTTGAAACAAAATCCCAACCAATCAATTCAAAATCATCTTGTACTTCAACTGTTCCTTCACTTATTTCTTCAACTGAACCCAATCCTCTTGATGATATTCCAAGACGAATACCTGCACCAAGAAGTTGTTTCAAAATGTTTCCAGATGGTGTTGGTAGAATTTCAACTGTACCAACAACATCATTTCCTTTCCAATCTACACCAAGAACATTATGAGAAACATTGCGAAGATTTATCACAGATGAATCCGGATGGTCAAGTTCTCCAAGAGCACGGTTTTCTTTTATATTTGTTGCAGCATATTTTTTTACCTCACGCATCAAAATCTTTTTTGGGTAAACTCTACCATTTTGATTTTTTGCCTCAGCTCTTTGTAAAACACCCGAAACTATAACTTTACCATTATTTTTTCTTTCTGATTCTGCAATCATTTTTGGATTTGCCGCAAAAAGTATAGTATCTACGAGTAGTTGTTTCATCTTAAGCACCTAATTCGTTTATTTTTTTAGTAATTCGATTTATTCTTTCTGATATTTTTCGCAATCTAGTCATTGATTCCCCCCAAAGAGTTCTCTGATCAACATTCATTTCGGTTTTTAATTTGAGTGCATGTTCAACCACTCTCTCAACTTCATATATTGTTCTATTGATATTTTTAATAGAATCATTTATTTTTCTATTACTACTACGAGTTTCATCTCTACGAAATTCATTATATGTTCCTTCGTTTATTACACCCATTGCCTGTTTGTAGACCGACTCTGAATGTATTTTCTTTTTCTTTGGAACAACAGTATATCCCATAGTTTCTGCATTTTCTTTGCTACTTTTTTCAAACTCTTTTTCACTTGGAGCAAATGCATTAGGAGTTTCATATCCTGGAACAGAAGCAGTTGTGCTCATTTCATCCAATGTGAGTTCTTCCACAAACTCACGATATTCTCCCGATTCTTTTAATTTTTTTATGAAAGATTCAACTGACATATGATACCTTATTTAGAAACTTGATTTTTTATTAAAGCATAAACAGGACCATTGGTATCTACTTTAACAGATGTAACAGATAATTCAAATATACGTTGTGAACCAGCAAGAACTGCAAGCGGAATATCACCACCTTTTGAAAGTGATGCAGTTCCGGTTGTTGATGCAGGGACTATTAACCCGCCAACTCCAAAATTTGAACCTGTAAAATAAGTCGTTGTTCCACTTGAACAAGTTATAGATTGTAAAAATTTTCCAGGATGTCCTTTTCTTTCAAAATCGTTTGCTTGTGATGCGGGAAAATTATATGGGTGAATTTCATTTGATGACATTATTTACTCCACGATAAATCTTCTATTACACTATAATAACGAAGAAGTGCTGAAATATGATTTTCTTCTATCTTTTTTACATTCTGATATTCTTCTAAAAGGTTTACAATTTCTTGTAATTTTATTTTTAACGATTTATCATTTATTCTATGCATATTTTTTGTGAACAATCTTTTTATAGTTACCGCCTCCGTTTGAACAAGAGACTTTAAGTTATTGGTATTGCTAACATTCTCAATATATTCTCGCAACAACACCTTTTGTGA